GTTCAGTTCAAAATCAATTGTTATATCAGCAAATGTTGAATCTGGAAGAGCACCAGCATAAGAACGTGTGACGCCCTTATACTTTTGTGCTACTACTGCTGGTATTTTTTCAATACCACCCAGACCGCCAACGCTGATTACGTTGTCGAGAATCAGCTGGGAGTTTTCCCAGGGTGTTCCCGTCCTTATTGCCGCAGGAGGAGTGATTCGAACCTCAAACAAATTCTTGTATACCGGTTCAAATGACTGCATTGAAGCCTGGGACAATCTAAAATGTGGAAGACCTGATGCCATATGTTTATGCTTATTTTTTTATCTTCTTAAATTAGACTATTGTGAAACCGCCAGTTGATATTCCACCAGTCTTGAACACTGTGATTCTGTTGATGATCTTCTGAAGGCCTCTTGCTGGCTCTATTTGAACATCTATGATTCCAATGTTTTGATCGATGATCGCGGCAGTGTTATTTGTTTCATCCATGATTACGCGGTAATCATAAATTCCACCAGCTGTCCTTACTCCTTCGAGGAAGCTTGATACCTTGTTCTTTATCTCAAGTCTCGTTGCTTCATCATTGAATTCAAAGAGGAAGTTAGTCAGAGTTGCTTCAATGTTCTGCTCAACCGTGATAAGAAGATCTCTAACATGCAGGTTGTTGAATGCTGATATTGTCTTCTGGAACGTTGTCTGATTTGCAAAGATCATTGTTCCAACGCCTCTCTTTGTTATGATAGGATTGAAACCAACTGGCTCCAGGTTTTCTCTATCTGACAAGAAGAGATCTGCTTCAACACCAACAAGATTAGGATTGCTTATCACACCACGCCTTGTTCCTGCAACTATTGCATAAGGATATCCTGAGATAAACTTCTGAATAAAGTTGTTAGAAACATCTGATGCTGGTGGAACAAGTATGTTCTTGTTGTTTTCCCTGATCACAAGATATGGGAAGAACACTCCACAGTACTTAGCACCATTTCCTTCATTTGGTAGGGAGAATGTGAACGTTGGTCCAAGGGAAAGATTTCCACCCTGTGCAATGTATGCTGTGTTTAGAACAGGTCTTGGAACTCCAGCTGCAGGATCAGGAACATCCGTGAACCTAGGATCCGTTGATTCGTAGAACTCCTTCATTGAAGGTGGATTCAAGAATGCAAGGCACTTTCCTCTTGACATTGCAAGTCTAGAAAGGATGTTCTTTGCACCCATCTGTGGAGCAAGACCACCATCAAATGTATCAACTATGTACCTAAAGTCGATTATGTCTGTGTCTGCAAGAGACTCATACAGGTTTGTATCTTCAAGAACTCCAAGGATCTTCTCAAGCTGAGATTCCTTTGTTCCTGTTGCTGAAGGAAGATGATAATCTGTCATGACAAATCCAGAAAGATTTGTCAGCTGGTATGTTGATATCAGACTTTCAATTCCACCATACTTAACAACAGCAGGTGAAGTTGTTTCATCCTTTATGTAAACTGGTTGATTTGTTGTTGCTTGATATGTAATGATACCTGTCACTGAGTTCACCTTCTTAACCTTTGTCTGAATCTTTGCCATGTGGTAAGAAGGGTTTCCAGACTCATCATAGACGATGCTTACTAGGTAGTCACCAACATTGAATGAAGCACCATTGCTTTCTGTGAATGTTATTGTGGTCCTTGATGTATCCCAGCTTTGAACAGAAAGATCAGTCAAAAGCGTCTCAGATGATAGAGTTATTGTTACATCACCGGAGTCTTCGATGTTTGTGTCAACATCCCTTGTGTTAAGATCTGCATCTGTGTAAGGATAGATGTAAAGAATTTCAATTCCGTTTGCATCCTTTCCTCTTTGATACTTGAGGTAGCCAGACGGATTTACTGATGTATCACCAGTTTCTACTGCCTCATATGCCTGACCATCAAGAACTGTTGCTGCGTTGTAGTCCTCAAATACTGTAGCATAAGAATATGCAACCCATGCATCATCCTCTGTTCCAACAGTTCCGCCTCTCCAGACCATATCAAATGAATCTGGCTCATAAACAAATGCTATGTTGTCTGAACCACCAGAAGTATAGATCCTTGGTGTCACTGTTGAACCAAAAACTACCTTATAGCTTGTCTCAACTGAGTTATCAACAAGTTCTGCAAAGTTTGTGCTTGGATCGATTGTTACTGTCATTTCATCAGCCGAAGAGTCATATGACGCAGAATCAACTGTCACATAGAAGTACTTTGTTGCATCTGCTGCATTTACAACCAATATTTGCTTTCCAGCTGCAAGACCTGCATCGGAAGTCAAATCTGTTGCAGATGGGAACACTATATCAAGTCCAGTCGAAGGACATGGAGATATTGTGTACTGTGTGTTGTTCTCTTCTGTTGTCTTAGATGCATGCGTGTAAGCAACCTTAAGATACGTTTCACCGCCCGAAATAACTTCGCCAACAGACTTGATCAGACCCCATCTTCCGAGATCTGTATCAGTTGTATTTAGAAGAACAAGGCTCTTTGATGCCGTAACATTTGACTTTATTGCATTGTAATTTGTAAGTGTAAAGTCAAGATCTGTTGATAGTGGCTTCTTTATGGAAAGAACGTTATCAAACCAACCATAAGCTCCACCAACCTTGCTGCTCTCAATAGAGAACCATGTGTTTGATGTGTCACCTTCATACACAGTTGTTGATGCAAAGTTAGGCTGCTGATCATCTGCTGTTGTTGGTGTTAGGTTTGGCGTTATGCCCATCTGAGCAACATCAATTGCATTTGTGAGAACTTGTCTTGCATTGAAACCATAATCCTTTGTTGATTCAAGGTTTGCCTTGTATGAAAGGAAGTTCATCGTTGAGAACGTCGTCTCAGTGTCGGCAAAGCTGTGACCAACCATGTCAACCTTGCTTGTTGAATCTGCATAATTTCCTAGTGCATCTCTGTTTATTGCACAGAAAAGACCTGTTACGCTTGTTGCATTGTTTACAATGGTATCAATTGATTGGTTAACATTATTGTTGTCAATGAAGTCTGGGATTATACAACCAACAAAGCTTCCAATTGTTATCACATCAGGCGATGCAAGGAAGTTTGTTGCCTGATCTTTCTTAAGACCTTGCTTGTTGAAGAATGTTGAATACACAGGATCTGTTGAAAGAACTTCATAGTTGTTCCAATTTCCTTGAACTATATCAATCTGTACAAAATACTCAGAGAGGTTATCCCATTCGTAGATGTAGTCTGGAACAGATTCGTTTATCTGTGAATAGTATTCCTTTGCTGTGATATCATAGCCTGTTATTCCAGTTGCCTTTCTAACCATTATGGATATAGGCTTTTGGCCTACGTTCACAAAATCAAAAAGCTTTCCTTCGTTAAGGGCATTTGTGTTGGCAACAGCAATGAGATTTTCTTCAGAAAGCTTATAGAATCTATCTGTGTCGTAAAAGCTCTCGTATAGGCTTCGTGCTTTTACACCATTTGATTCACCAGCAGATAGGGAGTATGCAGTGTAATCAACTGCATCGCCGCCATCATAAATTGGCTTATTATTTAATGGTAGAAGGTTGATAGCATACACTGGGCCTAGCCTCAATGCAGTGTTAAGAGATCTGTGGAAGAATGAACCTCTAGTTTCAAGGAACTTATCTACGTCCCCAAATATCGTTTTTGCATCCTTTGCATCTCTCAGAAATACTGGAGTGTTGAAAGGGCCCTTCCTTGAAAAGCCAACAACCAATCGAAGGGTGTTTGTGTTGACGACTATCCTTTCGCTAGCATCGAATTCTACAGTGTAGACTCCACTAGCTTTGAACCTATTTAGATCAAGGGTTACTGTTGCCATTGCGTGATTTTTTTTCTAGTTCTATTTTCGTATATATCACGCAGCAGAAAAATTACAGAGTAAAATTAAGATTTGGTGGGCGCTCAGGCTTAAATTCAGCATCAAACAGATTAAATGCATCCCCAATAGAAAATCCTCCATCATCTTGGTTGTCTAATGTGCTATAAATGCTCTCCTGTATGCTATTTTTTATGCTTTCATCGATGCTATCAAACAAATCCTCAACCTGCAGCAAGAAGTCCTCTCCTGCTGGTTGTCCATCAATGTCAAAGTCTAAGAGGTATGGACAAAGATTAACGCATGTCATTGCAACATCATCATGGTGTGCTGAGTCTGCAGCATAGGAGGCATCAGTCTTCTGGAAATTTATAAGCTCCTCACAAGTTGTTTTTTCATAAATTCGTATCTTTCCAATCTGCTCAAGACGCTTAAATGTAGTGCAGAAGAGATTCTTGTTATCCCTTTTTATCCTGACGCCTGGCTTCTTCTTCTTTGAGTCCTTTGTGTGTCGTGTATGAACAAAGATATCTTCAAAAACGTCATCCATGTATTTTGGATCATTCAAGACCCTAGAAATGAAATAATCGCCCTTAAAGTTTATCTC